AACTCTTTCCTTATCATATACATAAGGAATATACTTTGATACAATTTTACCAACATGAGTAAGCATGTCGTATGCTGGTAATATCTTCCAGTTTTGTTTTCTTGAAGAAGATTCATCTAATATTTTTGCTTCACCAAAAGTTCCAACCGCACCAGAAGGATTACCTTGTTGAAATTTATAAGCTCCAAATACTGTTTCAATATCTGTTTCGTATCTTTGTTTTTCTATATAAAGCTGGGAACTTATTGCAGGTGGCGATAGTTCTTTAATCTTACCTTCTCTTAAAGCAGAAGGGTTTGCTCGTATAATCGCATTAGGTACAAACCATTTTTCAAGTTCTTCAGGGTCTATTGCCCCGTCTTCATATATTAATTTAAAACTAGCCGTACTGGTGGCGTGAGAGATAAGCAATGCCTCGGTTCTATTTAACATTCTTTGTGGGGTCTTTGCATGTCTAACATCGCCAGCAGGATAAGGATTTCCATTATGCTCATTACAAGCAGGCACAATAGGATAATCTTCTAATGGCAATACAATGTCATATATCATTACATCGCCTATTACAAAGCTTTCTCTAACTCTTGTAATAAATATTTTTTCTTCTTCGACTTGGTTTTGGACAAGATATGCTTTATATCTTTTAGTGTCCTTAAACTCATCGTATTCATTTTTATTAAAACTTTTTTGTCTTTTAGTAAGTTTATCAGTAAGAAGTATTTGTTCTTCACTTACTTTTGACCATCGTATGAATCTTCTAATCTTAGGCTGACCATCGTCGTTTACATCACTTCTTCTTATTATATCGTCTCTATTATATTTAGAAGTTGAATAATCGTCATCTCTATAATCTTCATTAGCATCTTCTATTTCATTAGCATGCTCTGGAAACATTATTTTCATTGACTCTTTAGTACTTGTATCTGAAAGCATTATAGAAGAAGCATCTCTAAAAAATGGGTCTGTTGAATTAGGGTCAACATATATATTTTCTGGAGCAACTCTTTTTACCTTGACTCCACCTCTTCCTTGTTCTGCTTGCCAATCTGGATATACATACATATATCCAACACCTTTAACTGTGTAATCTTTTACGATAGTTCTAAAGTGCCTGTCTCCATCTGAGTCATACCAGATTTTGTCTAGCAATTTATTATATACAAAAGCAACTTCAGAGTCTGTTTTACCTACAGGTCTAACATCCCATTCAGGACTAGAGCCTGCAACATTTGAAAGGACTTGTTCTACAGCAGGTCTAATTTTATTATTAGATTCAGGAGGTTGACCAACACTTACTAAATAATCTCTTTGCGCTCTTGTTAACTGTAATCCTAAATAAAACTCTTCGTCTTCTGCCATTTGAAACTTATGTTCATCTGCTGAAGATTGGTAATAAACGTATTCATTACTAATGTCAGACGCAGAAAGGTCTCCAAGTTTGATATTTTTTAAATTTATCATACTACCACATATTAATTCTTATTATATATATTATGCAAATACACTTTCGCCCGTTTCCCAATCTATTCCTTTAAAAGAAGAATAGCCAGTATATTGAGTTCCATCTTCATCATAGCCATGTCTAGGTGAATAAATGTCGTCAATAGCCCATCTTAAAGCGTCTAAAGTGTCTTTTTTAAAACTTCCATGTTCTTTAAAACTCAAAAGCTCTTGTTCTAATTCCCAATGCTCATCTTTAATACTCATAGCATTGCTAGCAAAATAAGGCTGCAATTGTTTTATCCTATAGTATTTACTTTTAATTGCTTTTTTAGGAATTACGTTATAAAATTTTCCAGTTCTTTTAGATTCTCTCAACATGTAATCAGAAAGCATAACATGTCCAGTTTCTTCTATGTTTATTAATTTAGGCTTGTAATGTTCTATCATTTCGGTTAACTTATCAGCTAAATCCATTGGAGCCATTTGACCTCGATGGTAGTCAATAACATAAATATTATTTTCTGCGTCTACTCCAATCACCATAATTACAGAAAAATCAGCTTTTACGTTTTCACTTGACGCTGGGTCAACTCCCATAAAGACATTTACAGGCACATCCCATATTTCATCTTCAACATTTCGGCTTATAACAGAAAAATTGTTGTCATTTCTAAAATGACCTTCCCAATAGTTAATGTTTTCTTTTTTAAATACACGAAAACTGTCATCCATTGGTATATTTTGATATTCTTGATAAAAATAAGCAACATCACCCTCAGATATAAGTCTGTCTCGCTCAGCTATTAGCCAATCGTAAGGTCTGTAGTCTTCCCATAATACTTTAGGTTTACCTTTTTCATCTGGTATTTCTTTTCCACTTGCAGTAAACTGACCTAAGGGATTGTCTTGCAAGATAGCTTGAAAAAATAAACTGTCCCAACCTTTTATCTTTCGCTTTCCATTCTTATCGTAAGCTAAAGGTCCGGCAATTCTATTTAAATAAGATTGCTCATCAACTACTGTACCTATAAATATAAGTTTAGAATCACCAGACCCAGCAATAACGGCACCGTTAAGCCACTGTCTGAATTGGTCGCGCAATGTTTGCGTTGCTGTATTCCTTTCGCCCTCACCATCATCTATTACCGTCAGCGTAGGTCTGTAGGCTCCATACTTCAGTCCACGAACTTTCTGTCCCGTACCGCGGATTAAAACTTTACAATAACTATTTGGTATACCATTTTCGTCAAAGCCAGCTATAAATTCTTTTTCTTCCTTACCCCAATTCCTACCTTTTCTGTCTCCAAAAAAATACTGTAGCTTTTCATTGTACTCTATTTCATTCCCAATAGTTTCTAGGTAGAATTTTGATTGCTTTTCTGATTCTGATATTAAAAGAATAAATTTTTCTTCATCAAACAGAATACGATGCAATGGATAGACTAAATTTATTAAGGTTGACTTGGCGTGACCACGAGGTGCAACTACCGCTAATTTTGAACCTACCTCTAAATTGAGCAGTTTAGATACAATCTCTTTATGGAACTCTGGGGATTTGCTTCTGATATGGTAATGCATCGGAAGCTCTGGGTCACCTAATATAAATTTGGCAAAAAAGAATATATCTAAGTACATTCTTTTCATTAAATCTTCACGTTCTGCTACAGTATAAGACAGTTCCAATGTTACGCCTTCTTTTTTATCCTTAATATTTGAGCGGACAAATATACGCAAGCATCTAGCAATTCCTCTAGTGCTTCTTGCGTAAAATCTCTATTGTCGCTTATAGGTACGTCTTGATTGTATTTAGCCTGACCTAAAGCAAGCCTATCCGAAATCATTTCCTTGATTTCTTCATTAACCCCTTTATTGTCATTATTTTTCTTAATCGCTTTCCCCCTCGTTTTTTCAATGTAGAAATTAACCTAGTGGTCCCGTCTGTAAATCTCATTTGATTCGTTGATAAATATTTACGCATCTGCTGTTCCTGTTATATATTTTTCATAAACATTTAATCGCTCACTAAGCGAATCTACTTGCTCAACCATGCTTAAAATTAAAGCTGACACCTTAGGCTCTACAAACATTTCTTTGCCATCTAGCATAACAACCCCAGTGTAAGCTTCGTCAATCTCCAGCGTAATCGTCGCTTTGGGTATCTTCCGCGTCAATAACACCTTGTATCCCTTTGTTCTTTACAACATTCATTAAGCGTCCAATATCTTTGTCAGATAATTTTTGGCGTGCCTCGGCTAGTAGCTTCTTATCTCCATCTGATATCATAATAATATTTTGAGTCTTTGCTTCTTTTTCTTTTGCCGTATGCCCTAAGAGTTCAGAAACGCGGTTGAGTGCGTTTAGTTTTGCGTTCGGTGGCGAGCTGTCAATTATATCACGATATTGGCTAACAATCCAATTATCATCCATTCCATGTTCTAGTAGTGTTTCTCTTATATTCACGCTAATCCTATCAGAGATGTATTTTTTTCGTAAAATTCTAACACCTCTTCTAAGAGCTTGTTTAGGGTTGTTGTCGCTAAAGGCGCTTGTGTAAGCATCGACAATTGAGGCTGTATCAAACTTTCCGTTCTTGTCCAATTCTCCATATTTAGAGATATAGTCTGCAAATTGTTTCTGTAATACTGTCGCTGGGACGTTCCTGACATATTGTTTGTAAATGAGGTCATTACCTGACCAGTCTTTCTGCTGCTTGGCGTAAACCTTGGCGTAATATGTTGGGGTTTCTCCAAAACCTGTGCGGACAAAAGTAATCTGTTTACGCTTGCCTTTAAGCGTCTTGAAGCGCCGTCCAGTAACTTGAAGAGCCTTATCATCATGAGTCCGTATCCAATCACCAATCTCTGCATCACGCCAGTTTTCGACTGTCTTAATTCCAAGAGCGTTAATTTCATCGCATTCATATTGCTCAAACTCCTTCCCTTTGCATGTTACCTTCATCTAAAATGGAGTCTTGTCCTGCTTCTCTTCTATCTTATAACTTGTCCAAGGCAAGCCTGCTTTAGATACCTTAGACCAACCGGCGACAGAATAATCTGTACCGTTAATTCTAAAGTTTCCTGTAAAGTCTGGTTGGTTCTCCTTCACTTTCCCTTGGTTAGCAAATATAGACCCCGTCATATCTTTTATTTCATAAGCCATAATTTAAATCCTTTCATGTATTTGGTTGTTTAAACCTACGGTTTATAAACCTAGTAAGTAAACCTTTATTATATAAACCTACTATATCCCTATAAAACCTAAGGTTTACTGCTATTGCATAAGCAGAGCTATCCGACCGCAATGCGATAGCATTAGGGTAGCTATAGCAACCCCATTCAAATAGATATAGGAACCCCCTTTATCTAAAACTGTGCAAAATTTTCATGGTGGGTACTATATATAGACGAGCCCCCCGTCGATTTCGTTTTCTCCTACGCGTAACGCGTTGAGCTGACTTTTTTTTTGCCGTCGTGAAACGTGTACCTATATTTTTTGTGCTAGCTTTACCCCATCGTTCCCCCCTTATATTGTGATGGCGCATGAAGCGACCAAACGAACAAAACAAAACGAAAGAAAAACAATGCTACACACAAACGAACCAACTAACACAACCATAACCCATGAAGATTCCCCATACATAATGAGCGCAAAACTAGCAGTGGAGGAAGGTCGCGCTATCGTCGAGGGATTCCAACTAGACTTTGGGTTTTCACTTAATGACCTACCTAGTCTAGACGTTCCATTGTCAGTTTATGAGGACGAACTAGAACTGATTGCAATGCATGAAGAACGCCCCCACTGGGATGACTCAACGGACTGTTTCGATAGAATTTCATCTGAAGACAAAAAAATGTATACCGAGGGTTTTGTAAGGATGTTTTAACACTTACCGACGGTAACCGACTAGAAAAGCCTATGGGTTCGCGCTCGTGGGCTTTTTTTTTGCTCAAAATTAGCCTTTAGATGAATTTTTATTGCCTAGGTAGGGAAAGTATACCCTTCGACTGTAAAGATTCCATTAAGCACCTATTTTGAGCCTGCAAACAATACACCGGTAATTTTTACTATTCCATTTCTGAGTATAACCCTCGAAAATATATTTTTTTACCCTTTTTAATCCCCTTAAAATTCAAATCTGTTTTATTTTTCTCCTCCTGTCAGGAACGCAGGCACACTCGCGTAGGCACGGGTGTAATATTTCCCCACGGATACAGGCTAGCGAATCAGCGGTAACAGTTTTAATGCTGATTTCATTCTTGGGATTTTGAAACAAGTCTCTTAAGATTTTGATATATAGTATTGTAGGTTTTTGTAGTAATAGCTATCAGTTCCTTTTTCTAGGTTTATATTAAGTATGAAAGTATTGAATACTTAATTAAACCAATAAAAGGTAACTATGATAGCAATACAAAAAACCAATACTAAAAAAGACGGCAAAGCTGTGGAAGTTCGGTTGACAGGGGATGAGGCTTTTTCTTTAAATCCCTTGAATAAGTTTAAAGATTACAGGCTAGCCAATCGTTTCGTTTCTAGTGTTAATAGACGGCAAAAGTTATTCGGGAAAAGATACTTTATAGCTGAAGCCATTGTAAAAAAAGCTAGCATAGAGCAAGATAAAATGACAGGATTAATCAGCGAATTACAGGAGAAATTCAACGGATGAAAAATAACTACCAACAATTCAAAAAAGATTGGGAAATCGGCGAGCATACTCACGATTTTGAAGTGGATAGCAAGGGAATGGAATCTGTGGGGCTTAATCTCGACGAAGTAAAATTCGTAACA